AAAATACAATAAAGGTAAACATGGGAAACTATAACAAAAATAATAAACGTAATGAAAAACCTCAGTTTGGTCCTGGACTATCTGTAGAAGTTAGAAATGGCAATGTAGAACAAGCTATGAGAAAACTTAAGAAGTTAGTTATGAAAACTGGACTTATGAACGAAGTACGCGAACGCAGATACTTTGTTAGTAACACTGAGAAAAGACTTAAAGCAGAGGCGGCAGGCCGAGCTAGAAGACGTAGAGAAATAGCTAAAGATTCTGTAGAGAAGAAAAGACTATACTAATACGTTATAACTGAATTTGTCCACATATGTGGATAAATAACAATGTATACAACAGGACTGATTCCTACCGTATACATAGAACGCCGAAAGGGTTCTAAATAATCTTGCTTAATATAAGGAGAAAAGATATGACTAGATTAACAACACTAAATCTTCCAGATTTTTATAAAACTACAATAGGATTTGATAGTATGTTTGATGAGATGCAAAATGCATTCGCAACAAACACAGGCGGTTACCCACCTTACAATATCGTAAAGGAAAGTGACACCAGCTATTCAATTAGCCTAGCAGTAGCGGGTTTTGATAAAGACGAGATAAAAATCGAACAAGACGGTAATACACTTTCAATTAATGCTGAAAAGAAACCAATCGAGGAAGAGATTGAATATCTACACAAAGGCATTGGAACTAGAAACTTTACAAAAGAATTTAGTTTAGCTGATTATGTAGAAGTAACATCGTCAAAACTAGATAACGGTATCTTAGTAGTTACATTGGAACAAAATATTCCAGACGAAAAGAAACCACGAACTATTAAAATTGACTAATATAAGGTAAAAAAATGACTCAAGCATCAACAAGTAGCGTAGCAGAAATAACTAAATTAAAATTACCATCAAGATACAATGTTGTATTGTTAAACGATGACTCTACGCCACAGGAGTTTGTAGTAAATGTTTTGCAGACAATTTTTAATAGGTCGACAGAGCAAGCAAACTCTGTGATGCTTGAAGTTCACGAAAAGGGCCGAGGCATTGCAGGCACATACAGTTACGAAGTAGCTGAACAAAAATGTGTGGAAACTATTACTGACGCACGAAGAAACCAATTTCCATTAGACGTTACAATAGAAAAAGCAGAATAAACAATTAAATGAAAATAGCAATCACGCAACGTGTGATTGAATTTCGAAACGGACCATACGATAGCATTGATCATGGATTTTATGAAATGTTTTCAGGTCATACATTGTTACCAATACCAAACCATTTAGAGCATTATAGAACAGATACAATAGTTAATAGTGACTTGGTGGTGTTTACAGGCGGCAATAGTATGATACCGGGAAACTGGCAATACAATGAAAATCGTTTACGAGTTGAAAAACACACGTTAGATTTAGCAAAATTATACAACAAACCAATATTAGGAATCAGCAGAGGCTGTCAGTTTCTGACGGTTGCTCATGGTGGATCTTTAGAAGAAAACGGTAGACATCACATCAATCATAGTGTAAACTATAAGGGTAGTAATGTAGAAGTATGCAGTAGGCATGAAGAAATATTAAAAACTATACCCACGGGTGCAACAGTATTAGCAACAGATGAGTATGGATTTTGTGAAAGTTGGAAATTAGACAATATGATAACAGTGTTATGGCACCCAGAACGGATGAAAACACATTGGCTTCCATATGAAGCATACGGAATATTAGGATTATAATATGAAAATAGGATTTACTTGCAGTACATTTGATTTATTACATGCAGGACATGTACAAATGTTACGAGAAGCAAAAGAACAATGCGATTATTTGATTTGTGGATTACAAATGGATCCAAGTGTTGATAGGGATTCTAAGAATCCGCCAATACAGTCAATTGTAGAGCGTTACACACAACTTAATGCAGTACAGTATGTTGATGAAATTATTCCATATGCATTAGAAAAAGATTTAGAAGATATACTAGAAATGTATCATATTGATGTACGTATACTAGGTGAAGAATACAGAGAAAAAGATTTTACAGGAAAAGACATTTGTAAAAGACGAGACATTGATCTACACTTTAATAAAAGAGATCACAGATTCAGTACAACAGATTTAAGACATAGGGTATGTAAAAATGAGAATTGATCAAGACATAAAATTGGACTACAGTGATGTATTAATTAGACCAAAGCGTAGTACATTAAGTTCACGCAAACAAGTAAGACTTGAACGCAAGTTTAAATTTAGAAACAGCAGACACGAATACGAAGGTATTCCTATTATGGCTGCCAACATGGATGGTGTCGGAACATTTGAAATGGCAGATGAACTTGCACAACAAAATATATTTACATGTTTAGTAAAAACATATTCAGTAGAACAACTTGTAGAATTTTTTAACAATGATTATCCAGATAGCAGAAGAACACAGAACATTGCTATGAGTATTGGCACAGGACCAGTAGACTTTGATAAGTTAGTTGATGTATATGATAAAGTAAGTAATAAACTAAAATATGTATGTATGGATATTGCAAATGGTTATAGTGATCATTTTGCACAACATGTTAAAAAGGTACGTGATAAATTTCCTAATTTAGTAATTATAGCAGGTAATGTAGTAACCGGAGAGATGACAGAGGAGTTAATTTTAAATGGAGCAGACATCGTTAAAGTCGGAATTGGACCAGGAAGCGTGTGTACAACACGAATCCAAACAGGAGTCGGGTATCCGCAACTTAGTGCAGTCATTGAATGTGCAGATGCGGCACATGGACTTGGTGGACATATTATTGCTGATGGGGGCTGTAACTCTAGTGGTGATGTGGCTAAAGCATTTGCTGGTGGTGCCGATTATGTAATGCTAGGCGGTATGCTTGCAGGACACGATCAAGGTGGCGGCAAAGTAATTACTAAACATTATAAAACAAATGAATTAGAATACGAAGTAGGCGAGCATCTAGATAATCAAAAATGTAAAATAGAGCAAAAAAAGTTTATAGCATTTTATGGAATGAGTAGTGATGCAGCAAACACAAAACACTTTGGTGGACTAAAGGACTATCGTGCAAGCGAAGGACGAGAAGTATTAGTTCCATACAGAGGTGAAGTGCAACACACCGTACAAGCAATCCTAGGTGGGCTGCGTAGTACTTGTACATATGCAGGTGCAATGAAATTAAAACAATTGAGCAAGTGTACAACATTTGTTCGTGTTAACAATCAGTTTAACAAAACATACGAAAGCACAACAACCAAAATATAACTTTTAAGACGGTATGTGTATAGTGCATAGCGTCTTTGCATAAATAAGTACGGTTTATTGCATGAATACGTGATAAATAAAAGTGTAAAAAGAGCAATACAACGGCGTGTTGTTATTTACATGTACAAAGTAGTACAGAGCGACCTCGGCTCAGAAAAAAAGAGCGGCAGTTAGTGCCACGCTAACTGACTCTGGGAAAGACCAGGGCATAACCCATGCCTTACAAGCGATACATTATGAGGTATCGTGGTAGCGGCCAGGAGAGACTGGCAAATAACGGATGCTTTCCCAAAAACATCCACACATATAACGGAGAATATAAAATGGCTAACACTTTTTTTAGTGCATGGTCGGGATTATTCAATGGCTCACGTAGAAGTCGTGTGGCTTACAATAACACCCTAATGACTTATGCAAAAACAGAATATGGTAATGATTGGCAATATGCCTACAACTATATGCTAGAACACAAAGGATCAGCTCCAAAGATGGGGCTCGCAGATATCAAGGTAACAGTAAAATGACAACAACATTAATATACAAACAAACATGTAGTGTTTGTGAAAAAATTAAACAAGCATCATTAAAAGTAATGATGGTTATTTGGTCATTTGGTGAATCGGCAGGTCGTGCAAGAGCAGCCGCTGAATTACATAGACAAGGTTACACAGAAGAAGCAAAGAACTTAATGCTGGAGAGTAAATAATGCTTAACACTATAACAAATAAACTAAGTTGGGTAAGACGTGCTTATGTAAGTAAGCAAAACCGCAGAGCAACAGAAAAGGCTTTGTCAGAATTAAACGACTTTGAGTTAAATGATATTGGATTATGTAGAGGCGACATTAAATCAGTTGCACGTGGCGATAAAATCTATAGAAAGACTTATTAATGTTTAAACGATTTATGAAACTAATGGAATACAGAAGTTACTGTATGAGTATTAAACAACTTAGAGAAATGGGCATGCACGACAAAGCCAATGAGATCTCTGAGTTCAAACATAATATGTACAAGACTAACTAATGTTAGATCCAAATCACACTTACTTTAAAAAACCAATAGAAAAGAAAAAGGGCGGCAAGTAGGCGCCCTTGTTCATTAAATAACTACAGTTTTAATTGTATAAATAGCTGTATGAGTAAAGTACATCTATTATCAGAACTAATAACAAAGTTGCAGAACTTTAGTACGCAAGATGAGAAACTAAATCTTCTGCAAAACTATGAAAAAGAACCTATATTTAAACGTATACTTACTATAGCATACAATCCTTGGGTAGATTTTGGAATGCAAGATTTTGTTCCAAGACGTAAAGGTAAACAGTTTGGAATGGGATTAACCCGTTTCTTACACATCTTAACAGACATTATTGATGATAAGTATGATGACAGAGAAAAACAATTCTCTTGTCAAATGGCAATGCAACACATTGACGAGCGTGATGCTGATTTGTTTGTTAGTTTATTAAGACAGGACCTTGATCTAGGACTTGAGTTAGAAACAATAAATGCAGTATGGCCTGGATTAATAATGATTTATCCAATAAGTAACCCTACTCCAAACAATTACAAATCATTTAATAATTATCCAGCCGCAGTACAACCTATTAGTAGAGGTTTTCGAGTTAATGTAATTGTACACAAAGGTGTAGTTACTTACAAAGACAAAGAAGGTAATAATATAGAAGGTTGGGATATATATGACGAACAGTTTGTAAATTTAGCACAAAACAATAGTACAGTATTTGATGGTCACGCAGTTGTAGTCAATGGAACAACTATTGTAGAAACTAACAATGACAAAGTACTAGAAGCAGACCCAGAGAATATTAGATTTAACTTTTGGGATGTAATTAGGTACGATGGCTTTATAAAAGGTGAAGATACTCGTATAGGTTATAATTGGCGTAATAATGGATTAGAACACATGATTATACTTGCTATAGATAAGAATAAAACACCTTGCTATGACATTGTAAAGGCTGATCTAGTAGGAAGTGATGAACAATTAGCGTTAACTGTTGAAAAGTATAAATCTAAATGTGTTATTAAAGCATTAGACGGCACATGGATACATGGAAACGACCCTACACAAATTATTTACGAGTCTTAATTTTCTTAATATATTGATTTCCAAAGTGGTCATATAATCCATCAAAGAACTGAAACTTACTAAATGCTTTACCAGTTCCTTTCATTCTATCTTTAAATCGTTGCCACCATGTTACTTTGGTTTTGATATGTACATCATATGTAATATATTGTATTTGCCCTACATGTTTGTAATAGCCAAAGAATGGAACTCTAGTAACAACATCATTATTGTTAACAAAACGATATGCTGTAATATCTTTAAACTGTTCGCCCCATGCTCTATCACCTACTTTTGGTGATCCATATGTATATAATTCTAAATCTGCACCAGCATGGTGAAATCTAGTA